CCTTTGCAGGGGCCTGTTAAGTTCTAGGCAACTGCTACAAATTCAGCAGTACGGCAAGTATAGCGGCAATCAAGGCCGCGCAGATCACCGCCATACATCCACCAGCGCGGCGGCATCGTACGTAGGGGCAGGGGCGGCAACAGTAAACAACCCCGCCCCGCGCCTGATGCGCCCCCAGGCATCCTTTCGGTTTTGGTTCACCAGTTCGCCCCGTTTCACCGCGCCGTAGACTTGGTGTCGGGTAAACCCTTCATTTTCAATCTCTGCCATGGTGCGCGGTATCGCGCAAAAGTCACTTAGGGTCATATTGCATCGCCTCCGCTTTGCAAGCCTCAACCTCGGCCTCCGTGAGCCCCTGCGCCCAATGCTCGGCAAGATCGGCGCATTCTTGCGCCCTCTGAGCGTCTGGCGCGGTAAGTGCCAAGATCAGGGCGCGGGTGACCAGTTCGGTCGGTGTGGGCGCGGGTGGCGGCGTCCAAGGCGCAAGCGCCTGTGCAAGTATCGGGTTCATTCCATCACCTCCCGCAACTCTGCGACCAGTGAATCACGTTCACACGTCAGGTCTTCAATTTCAGCCACCGCGCGGCCTAACGCCTCGGTAAGTTCCTCGATTCGCGCCAGAAGGTTGGCGGTGTTAATGTCTCCGGCCATGTAGGCCGCGCGTTCTTGTTCGTTGCTCATTTTGTTACCTTTAAAAGTTCGCCATCGCGGTATGCTTTGTTGAGTTGAATATGCTCGGTGTAGATGTCGGCAGCAAACTTGTGCCACCATCCAACGTCGAGCCCATAGTCGGTAGTGTGTTGGTCTAACCCGCGTTTGAGCGCGTTGACCGCGTGGGTCGTCGTTTGGCCGTAGGCCGTAAACGTGAAATTTGCAGATTCGTATGTTGCTTTAATCATTTCATGCCCCTTGTCGCAATTTCAAAATGGTTCTTTGTATCTTCGATAAACTCGGCCACTTGACTAAGTGGGAGCGTTTCAAAGGCCGCGCATACAGAAATGTTGTCCATTGTCCACACGTGGTCGGGCTCGCTCAAGCAGGTCAATATGTCGGGGTAACTCATGTCGTCGGGGTAGTCGCTCAGCCATTGGTCGAGCGCGAATTGCTCTGCGGTTGTCATGCTGTCTGCTCCTTCGTCATCAATTCGGTTGCTACGTCTTGCGCCCATTCGAGCAAGTGGCTACTGTCTTCACAATTCTTGCGGAATACATAATCACAGGCTTGATGCAATACCGCGTCTGAGGGCATTGCTTCGCCTTGGTCGATGAAACGCTCGCGCAAGTCTTCAACGTCAAGGGTGACTACTGGATACCAACCCAAAGCCCGTTCCAATTCCATAATCAATCTGATCTGGTCTGATCTGTCAAGTGTTGAAATATCCATCATGGTGTCATGCTCCAAAAATATAAAACAAAAGGAAGGGCGATAAAAAAGGCAAAGCCGAGAGCGTCTAAAAATTCGCGGAAAGTCATGCTGTCACCTCTACAATTTTGTAGTCTTCAGGGCTGTAGTCCGCCACGTCGCCGGTTTTGACAAAGTGGGCTAAGTCTTCCAGATAGCCCCTAAGTTCTTCTTGCGCGGCTTCAAGCGTGTCAAACGTTACCAAAGTGTTGCCGTCATCCGTCCACACGTTTTCCCATTGATTGAGATAAGTCAGGGTTTGTACTTCGTAAGTCATGCGAGTCATCCTAAAATACATTCGCGGAGGGTTCGCATTTCGTCATTCCATGATTGACCGCAAATATAATTTGCGCCCGTATCATTTAGCGTCATGCGTGAATAAATGCCGTAACGTTCCCAACAGCTTAGGGGCACGTCAAGCCTACGGGCTAGCTTTGCCTTTGTATTTTGACGGCAACCCTTACCTACCATTTCCAAAATATCAGCCTTTTGCGCGTCATTCAGGGTGAACGTACCCTCTGAAAATTTAGCGTTATGAATCAAATTATCTAAATTGCGTTGCATGATTTTCCTTTAGTTGATTGAATTGAATCGGTGACAAGTCACCCGCTAACCCACGGCATGGGCTAGCAGTTGCATTGTCAGTTAAGCAAAGCGCGGCAAAGTGCATCAGCTTCTTGGCTGTCAATGGCGGTTTTGATAGCGTCAACATACCCCGCGAATTGAGGGTGATCGGGCTTCAATTGAACGCCGCCGGTTTTGCGGGTTGATTCAACTATCAACCCCGCGCGGGGGTGAACATGCGCGGCGTAATATGCGGATTTATGAATATTTGTCATGTTTGTCCTTTTGTTTAGTTGACTGTAAGGGATTGTTTTGCACTTGTCAAGGCTTTAATTTGCGCCCATGTTTTTTTAGGGGCTACGGGCGCGGCTTTGGGCGCGGTCAATTGGCAATACTCTGCCCATTCCGCGTTTGTCATACATTCATTGTTCAATAAATAGGCTTCTGTCGCCCCGTTTTGCGCGGGGCGGTGAAACACAATGCGCCCCGTTGATAAATTGATCGGCGGCTTCATACGTTCACCGCCTTGGCAAAGTTTGGGGCTTCGCCGTTATAGGTTGCAATGCGGAATGAATGAAAACCCGCCGCGCTCGCCGCCTCTTTGACTTTTTCAATGCTTGCGGCGGCGTTGCTAGTCTCAGGAAAGTTTGCTAGCAAGTCCTCCATGTAATCGCGGTGCTCGCCTTTTGGTAAACCGTAGATAAGAATTTCCATTTTGTTTGTCCTTTTGTTTAGTTGACTGTGTAAGCGTTTTTGCGCCTACATAGATACTGTAAGGTATTTCTTTGCACATGTCAAGAATTATTTTCTAGGGGTTTACCCCTAAAAATAACGCTTACGCGATTCTTACTCGTAAGATTGACGTAAGCATATTTTTTAGGTAGAAACCCTATATTGTGTGGGCAATGTGGTTGATGTGTGGGTCATCGTGCACGGGGTTAAATGACCCACAGAAAACCCCCGTGAAACCTAGCTTTTTTCAATTTGTGGACAATGTACCCATTATTTTAGAAGATGTTAGCGATTGAATTATATGTAATACTATATAGCTATATAATTAGGTATGTAGGCACGTATATAGCCAGCGACTGCAAAATCAAATTGTCCACATGTCCACAAACATTTTATGTAGGCCATAAAAGTACATACATATATTAAATTGAAACCTTATAGTTTACAATTTATAGGTAAATGAATACTTCCGAGGTGGGTAATTCTCAAATGACCCACATTGTCCACACTTTTTGGGTTAGTGGCCACTAACATATGGCCATGTTAGTGAGCACTCACTTCGCCAGGCTAAGTTAGTGAGCACTCACTTCGCTAAGTTAGTACGCACTAACATATAAATTTGACAAGTTAGTAGACACTAACTTAGCTGCTGTAAGTAAGTGCTTACTAACCAGGCTGCCGTAAGTAAGTGCTCACTAACTTAGGGGGAGGGGGTAGGGCCGACGGCCTGGGCCATACGGTGACGGAGGTTTCACGAACAATTTTTTTATTTTTTAAAATCAAATCCAAAACCCAAAATAATTGCCCACATGACCCACATGATTTACACTCGCGCACATGACGTTCCACAGCCTTCCATTTGAGCCGCGCAAGATCGTTGCGACCGAAGCGCGGTTAAACAAAATCTACGAAGCCGCCAAGCTGGGCTTGAAAGGCGACGCTTTAGCCTTAGCGTCCGGCATGTTGCCCACCGAGTACCGGCAACTGTGTGAGCTAGACCCAATAGCAGACATGGCAGCGCTCAAGGGCAAAGCCGACGGTGAACTGGAGATGTCCACCTGCCTGCACAAGGCAGCCAAGGAAGGCGACGCCAAAGCGGCGCTGGCGATCCTCCAGCACTCACACGGCTGGGTGGCCAAGCAGTCCATCAGTATTGATGTCGATCAGCGCATCAGCATCATCGGCGCGTTACGCCAAGCGGAGTCACGGGTCATTGATGTGATTGCCAACGAACCAAGTCCCACGTTAAACCAGGAAGTAAATGCAATCGACCATCTACAGCGCTGAAGACGAAACAGAATTGATGGCGCGGCTATGGTCGCCCCAGATCAAAGACAACCCGCTGGCGTTTGTGATGTATGTATTTCCCTGGGGCGTCAAGGGCACACCACTAGAAAACTTCGCTGGCCCGCGCAAATGGCAGCGCGAGGTGCTGCTCGACATCGCCGAGCACATCCGACTCAACCAAGGCAACGTCAATTTTGACGTGTTGCAAGAGGCCATATCGTCTGGCCGTGGTATTGGCAAGTCGGCGTTGGTCAGTTGGTTGGTGATCTGGATGATCTCCACGCGGATCGGCTCGACGACCATCGTGTCGGCCAACAGTGAGTCCCAGCTACGCTCAATCACATGGGCCGAGATCACCAAATGGCTAGCGATGGCCATCAACAGCCACTGGTTTGAGGTCAGCGCCACCCGAGTGATGCCAGCCAAGTGGCTGACCGAGTTGGTGGAGCGGGATTTGAAGAAGGGCACCAGATATTGGGGCGTGGAAGGGCGGCTGTGGTCAGCCGAAAACCCCGACGCGTACGCTGGTGTGCACAATTTCGACGGTGTTTTGGTGATTTTTGACGAAGCCAGCGGTATTGACGACTCAATTTGGGCGGTTACTGGTGGTTTTTTCACAGAAAACACGCCAAATCGCTTTTGGCTGGCGTTCAGCAACCCGCGTCGCAATACGGGGTACTTTTACGAGGCGTTTAACAGCAAAAGAGAGTTTTGGCGCACAAAAGTAGTGGACGCCCGCACGGTCGAGGGCACCGACAAGCAGGTCTACGAGCGGATCATCGCGGAATATGGGCCCGACTCGGCGCAGGCGCACGTTGAGGTGTACGGTCAGTTCCCCAACGCGGGCGATGACCAGTTCATTGGGGCTGACATCGTGGACGACGCAATGAAACGTACAAAATACCAAGATCAATCAGCGCCAATCGTGATTGGTGTAGACCCCGCACGGTTTGGAGCGGATGCGACCGTCATCGCGGTGCGGCAGGGGCGGGACATTGTGAAGATCATGCGCCACAGAGGCGACGACACCATGACGGTGGTGGGGCATGTGATCGAAGCGATTGAGGAATTTAAGCCGACGCTCACAGTCATTGACGAAGGTGGGCTAGGGGCGGGTATCGTGGATCGGTTGAAAGAGCAGCGGTACAAGATCAAGGGCGTGAACTTCGGAAATAAGGCGAAGAACCCGATCATGTACGGCA